TATCATCACAAAGATAGTTTTAAATTTTTAAAAGAAATAAAAAAACAATTTAAACCTGACACAGTTGTTAATATTGGAGACAGTTTAGACTTTCATGCAATTTCTATGCACGAACATAACCCTGATCTTTTTTCTGCTGGACATGAATTAAAAGAAGCAAGAAAATATGTAAAAGAATTAGAGGGTATATTTTCTGAAGTAACAGAAGTAGATTCAAACCATTCTAGCTTAGTTTATAGACGAGCATTAAAGTTTGGAATGAGTAAAGAATTTTTAAAAGATTATGGAGATTTCTTAGGTACAAAAAAATGGAAATGGATTGATGATTTAACACTTACTATGTCTAATGGTCAAAGATGTTTTTTTACGCATGGAAGAAGTGCAGATGTACTCAAAGTTTCACAAGCAATGGGAATGAGTTGCGTTCAAGGTCATTATCACACAAAATTTGTTATATCTTGGTGGGCAAACCCTGATAACTTATTTTTTGGCATGAATGTTGGGTGCCTCATAAACCAAAAGAGCATGGCATTTGCATATGCAAAAAATTTTAAAACTAGATTCATTATAGGTTGTGGAATCATAATAAATGGCATACCTAGACTATTACCGATGGTGCTAAATGCCAAAGGAGATTGGATAGGAGATATAGTATGAAAAAAGGACGTTTAAACAGCCATAGAGCCACAGAGAGTGCGTTAGACACTCAAATAGGTGGTACACACTACAAAGGCAAGATTCAACCAATAGAGCTAATAGTTTCTCATAATTTAGACTTTATTGATGGCAATATTGTAAAATATGCAGTAAGGCAAAAAAAAGGCGAGAATCCTGCAGAACGATATGATAAGATAATTCATTATTGTAAATTAGCAAAGGAATTAAAATGTGGTTAAGTGCAATTAAACTTGCAATAAATGCTGGTAGTCATGTATATAAGCAACGACAAAAAACTAAAATGCTTATGGCTGATGCTGAAAGCAAACATGCAGAAAAACTAGCAAATGGAGAACTCGAATATACAAAAGTTATTAAGAATGATCAGCAAAATTCGTGGAAAGATGAATTTGTATTATTGCTTGTTTCCGCTCCTATTCTTTTATTGGTGTGGAGTGTTTTTAGCGACGATCCAGACATTAAAATAAAAATAGATTTATTCTTTGGATATTTCCAAGAACTTCCAATGTGGTTCCAAATTTTATTCGTATCAGTAGTTGGTGCAATCTATGGCATAAAAGGTACTGAATTAATTAAAAGAAAATAGTATAATACATCCATGAAAGTGGATGCAGTTATTACAGAATTAGAATTTCAATTAGAGACAAACACAAGTCCATATGGCCACTATGTTTGTTTTAGATTCGTAGATGTTTTTCCATACTTTACAAAAGTAAATCAAATGATTTCTGAAATAGAAAAAAGACAAGATGTTTATTTAGTAAATTATGAAATGACATACACAGGCATACATGAAGATACTGACATGACAGGATTAGAAAGAATTATAAATTGAAAAGGGGTGGATTGCTCCACCCCCAAACAGAGAGATATACTTATATGAAAAAAAATGATCAATAAATGACCAAATTCAATATATGTCATACCACAAATAATTGAAAGAAGTTTTTTAATTCAATTTAAAATATACTGCATAACTTGGTACAAAACACAAACTTGCATATTATGTAGGAAATAAACCACATTTAAGTAAATAAAAAAAATATCTTTTCTAGTTGAACTATACATAAAAATTTCCTAATCTTATTTATGAAAAAAAACATAACAGGAGATACAAAAATGATTAAAGACCTAAAAAAAATAGTTTTCAAATCTTTTAAAGAAAACTCTAAACCTAAAAACATTTCTAATATTTTGTTTATAGAAAAATCTATGAACGAAGTATTCAAAGATGTTCAAAGTGATCTAAACAACAAAGGTTATTTTGTAACTATAAGTTTGTTAAAAAAGTATGACAAATTTTTTAGAACTAATAATATACAATCAGTTAAGGAGATATAATATGATAAAAAAAAAAATATCAGAGGAAGTTCTACAAGCTATTCAAGGAGCAGTTTGGAATAGCAAACATCTAAAACCAAAATCACAATCACATGAAGCTGAGATGGTTGAAGATTTTATTAATGACTTTAAGAAACAATTAGAAGAACAAGGTATATTAAGAGTGGAGGTACTTTCAAAATGAACAAAAAAAATTTATTATGGGGTACTGTTTTTTTTATAACAACAGTAGTAAGTTTTGTTTCTTTGACAATGTATGCTCTGCACATCTGGGCAACACAAGGAGGGATATAATGTCTAAAGTAAATATTAATAAATTTAAAAAACATCAAAAACTTATTTCAGATGCTACTCCTTCAGGAGAAGAAGCAATATTTGATGGCTATGAAATACACGATAAATTACTAACTTGGGCAATAAGTAATATATCTACCAAAGAATTAACTAAAATGACAAAGGAGATTAAATAATGTCCAAAAGAAAAATGAATCAAGCTCATAAAGATGTTACTTCTCATTTAGAATGTTTAGTAAATAAATATAGCGACACGATAGGAATATCTAACATTTTATATTTAATATTTTTTGAATGTTTTAGATGTTTGTTTGATGTAGCACCTACAAAGAAAGATGCTATGGAACTTATGAAAGACGCTATGAGTAATTCAAAAGATTTTTTGGCAAAACCAAAAAAGAAAAAACCAACCAACGCAACATTACATTAAGGAGAATATATGAACTTAGGACAAGTACTAGACGATGTGGAAGTAGTAATAAGAAAAGAAAAAATAGTTAAACTAAACGATTGGTTAAGAAAAGAGGGTAAAGGAGGTCAAGTTATCTGTACTTCAGGAGTCTTTTCTTCAGGTAAATATAAAGAAATTATTGAAGAAGTTAGAAACTTTGATAAATTCAATGAAGACAATGACCCATACAAAGAACATGACTTTGGGAAAGTAACTGTTGATGGAAATGATTATTTTTTTAAGATAGATTACTATGACAAACAACATAGTGGGTTATCTGAAGATCCAGCTGACCAAACTAAAACAAGACGAGTAATGACAATTATGAAATCGGAGGAATATTAAAATGCAAATATTTGGAAAAACACCTAATGATTGGAAAGCGTTAGAACTTTATTATCGTAGAGAATGGATATGCTTTGTAGTAGGATTTATTGTAGGAGTAATACTATGGTAGAACAAACTAGATGGGGAATTTCAGATGTTATAAGTCAAAACAAGGGAAAAGCATTTGAAATAAAAAAAAAGAAAATATCAAAGTTTCAAGAGAGAAGAATAAAAGCTATGACGAAACTTTCTAAAAAAAGAGGGTGGACATTTGGAGACAACAATCCATTTTTTGAAGATGTTTATTCTATAATGCCACACTCAAAAGCAACAAACTCGAAAGAGTACAAACAAGAGAGACGCAAATATGAAAAAAATATACTTAATACTTTTAATATTTCTAACTAATTGTGCTTATCAGCCGTTAGTGGATACAAGTGGTCGAAGTGGAACTTTTGATAAAACAAAATCAGAAGAACTAACTAATGACTTACAACATTGTGAAACTTTAGCAAAAAAAAACACAAACTCATTAATTGAAAGTAGTAAATATGTTTATAATTATTATTTTCGACCTAGTGTTCTTTGGTTATCTCCTAAAGCAAATTATGATTATCCAAAAATATATAAATCATGCCTTATTGGAAGAGGACATTCAGTAATAAATTAACAACAAACAAAAGAGAGGAAAAAGTTATGATAGTAACTATACCAACTAAGATAAAAACACCTGAACAGTGTGAAGAAGTAATACAAAAAAGATTAGGACAACTAGGTCTTAATCAAGATGAAAACATTAGCATCTTTTATGATGTTCTTGGTCTAACTATGAAAAAAATTAGACTAAAAAAACAACGAGAAAGAGGAGGTAATGTTATTGGTAAATTCTATACTCAAGAACGAGTTTCTAAATGGTTAGGAGTAACTTTTCAACAAGTTCAAAAGTATGAGAATGGTATAAATAGATTACCTTTTCATTCTATTTTAATATTTGTCGAAAAAATAAAATGTGATATATCTGAGTTTACAAATTATTTTGATGGTATAGTATTATCAATGAACAAAAACGCAATACAAAACGCAAAAACAGAGG